CTCGTAGAGAAACTATTGTTCCTGAAGCAAGATTCAGCCGAGATCGCACTCTGGCATTCCATCCCGTCCAAAAGCGGCATGGGGCTGGATGACGAGAAGGCTCAGGAGCTGTACGACTACGCCAGGGTATTAGGGCTCAACCTTAGCACGGATGTCCGTGCATGGGATCTATGGGTTCTCCTGGAGTGGCTGAAAGCCGAAAGCGAAGCACGCGTGAGGCTCAACCGCACGCCGAGCCCAGCGTGGGCGACTGCTGTCAGAAACGTAAACCTGATTTCCGCGTATCGTGTTCTGTGCCTGAGCGACGGTCGCATGTACACCCGCACTATTCCGGGTGGCATGGCGTCCGGCCGCAAAGTCACATCGTCAAGCAACGCCAGGATGCGCAAGTTCCTGGTTCACCTCACAGCGCGCGACCATTCTTATGTCCCTGCGAACATGTCACAGGGCGACGACACCGTAGAGGCTGTCCCTTTCTGGGTGACTGACCAACAAGTCATCCAGAGCGCCGCGAAGCGGTCAGTGCCCATCTCTGATGTGTACCGCAACGCAACGCAGTTCAGCTTCTGTAGTCAGACACTTAGACTCACAGACGAGGGGTGCATACAGGTCGTCCCCGAACGCCCCATGAAGATGTTGGTACATTTCTTCATGAACCTGGACGGACCAGGTCGGCGGCAAGCTCGCAACAGTATCGCAGTGAACATGAGACACCATCCGCAGAAAGAGACGTACCTTCTCGCGTGCGACACCGTCCTCCCCCCGCAGTAATGGACAGGGGGAAAACAAGAAAGTGGACATCGCACCGAAGTTCGCACCAACCTCGCAGTCATGCAGTACGTGACAAAACGCACCTTCCTGGACAGCCTTGTCACCGACAGGCAGCTCACGAATGACGGGAAAGAGTGGCTGACGTGTGCCCTCGACCCGTTCCATGACTACACGCACCAAATAGCCGGCTACCCAGATGCTGACGGTTCGCAGACTACGGTCTCCTGCTACCAGTATCAATTGGATGTGGCCGCACCCCAAAACGCCGGAGTGCCCATCGCAGGCAACTGGGACATGCACATTTACAACATGCCTCAGTGTATCTCTAAGGGCTTTGGGGTTTTCTCGCTCGACAACAATTGGGCGATCCAGTCTGAGCCCGCCGTCATCCAGAACAACTACGTGACGGGCATTCTCAATGTTACAACAGCAGCGTCGGGAACACCGCTGGGGCCCACCATACCGGCCGCAGCAGCAGCAACTGGTTTTACCACTCAGGTTCTCCCCGCACAAAACGTGAAGGACCTGTGTGACGGCATCACGCGTGTCATCGCCATCGGGTACGAAGTGACCAACACCACCTCAGCTCTCAATAAGCAGGGGGCGGTGACGGTTTACAGAATGCCGCAGATGGGTAACACGTTCCAGCAAGCAGTCAAGAACAACGTAGGAGACTTCAAGGCTATCAGCAACGGAGTGATGTTCCGAGAGCCCCCCGCCTCGGTCACCCAGGCCAACCTCCTCAAAGGAACGAGAACCTGGGAAGCAGCGGAGGGAGTGTACGCAACGTGTTTCCAAAACAGCGTCCACAACCCGCTCGCCCAACTTGAGTCCGCGCAAATTCTGTACGAACCCTTGTCTGGGCCTGGAGCGGCGTCAGTTGTTCGCGCGTCGTACTACACCACCGTTGGTCCTGCCGGAGCACCCAACACGCTCAGTGGCGTCACATTTGACGCCAACCAACAGGTGCCGTATGACACCACCGGCGCGTTCTTCACGGGCCTCAGCAACTCCACAACGTTGACAGTTAAGCTGAGGGTTTATGTCGAGCGCGCACCAACCTACGCAGAGCCCAGCCTTGCCGTCCTGGCCAGCCCTTCAGCTGGTTACGATGTGAGGGCGCTGGAACTCTACGCAGCAGTAATCAACCAGCTTCCGGTTGCGGTGAAAGTGGGGGAGAATGCAAAGGGAGACTGGTGGAAAGCCGTCGTCAACGTCGCAAAGGCGGTGGCAGCGCCCGCCGGTCTCGCTCTGAATTCGTTCATCCCAGGTGCCTCGCTCGTGGGTACTGGTCTCGGCCTAGCCTTAGGTCAGATCAACACGGGCAAGGGCCGGAGCATTGCCAAGCAGTCCGTGGAAAAGAGTAACAGCAGCGTCAAGCTAATCCCTCAGACCATGAAGCGCAAGCCGAAGAAGAAGAACTCAATGAAGTAAACCCTTCGCACACAAAGATTCCCGAGAGCACTCGAGGGGGCGGAGACAACCGCCTGATCACTGATCAACAGGCAAACGAAAACCGACTGGTAGGTCGTAAAACTACCAGGAAGGCTCTTCCTGTCAGAAGGAGGTACCCGAGCTCTGCTCGCGGCCCTGTGTCCAATAACATGCTATTGCACCTGACGTTAGGGGGGGCCTTCCGGGATGACTCACGAAGTCAGACACTCACCGGTTGAGATTGCCTCCCGGTGGCCAAAAGCCACAAAGTAGTGTCTGGCGGAGGAAAGGTTACGACGTGTCCTATCCTGAGTTACGCGCAGCATTGCCGCCCTCGGCCCAACAGTTCCGACCATTTGCAGGAAAATTCTAGGTCTTTCGATCACGAGAATTCGAGCGAAA